ATCGTTAATGCTGATAGTCCTATTGAAGAGGCTATATACTAATACTATTACTCCTATAACAATTACTCTTATGAAAGATCTATTAGACCATATCAAAGCTAACCCTTTAACCTTCCTAGGTGAGGTAGCATTCGTTTCCGGACTCTTCTTCCTTCTTTACGCCTCCCTTTGGATTTTTTGTCCTTGTTAGGCAATTAGGCGGGCAATTGGCCGGCAGTCTGACCTCATGGTGCTATAACAGTGACAGTATAGTTCCCTAAGGGGTTGGTTATCTGCGTGGTTTTGCCATACTAGGTTGCATATTTCTGCTAGATTTTAGGTATATAGTAATATATATTTATATATTTATATAATAGTACTAAGTACCATCCACCAAAACCATACACATAGGCCTATAAGACATGTCCATATACCTATAAATGTCCAATTAATATCATCCATATGTCTTTTTTAAACCTCTAATAAGCCTTATATGGGAGTTATAATGCTATCTGAGGTATCTATAGTGGTCTTTACGCTTTGCTCACTACTTGATCATAAGCTTGTTGGTAGATTGTTGATAAATCAGTGGGAGTATCCGATGTACCTTTAATCTGCGCGACAGCTTCATAAAATTCTTCACGTTTACCTTGGGAGATGGCAGCGTAAACAATTTCTTCTAGTGTTTGCATAATTTCAAAACCTTATCTATACTTTAATATAAGAACTTTTTACCTATTTTACAACATATCACGGGGAAATTTTTTGGAAAATTTTCGCTATATAGGGGGTTGACTGTACGTAACCCTCTTTCCCATGTGTTTTTACTGCTTTTATAAACTTATCAGCTATAATTTTTAATATCAAAGCGGGAGAATGTGTACCATCTCTTGCAACTAACACTTTTTTACAATTTTCTTCGTACCAATCCTTATCTATATCGGCTATTTCGAAGTGACCAGTTGTCATAGCTTTATAATATCCGGTTGGATCGTATGGAAATTCACATAAATGGTAGAAGGGCACGTCTTTACCTTTAAGAAATCCTACCATGGCGTTAACATTCTTAGTATGGTTATAATCTATATACCAATCTTCTATTAGAGCTCCTTTAACATGCCAATTTTTATAGGGTATGGCTTCCTGTGTATGTGTCCATTGAGGAGAATATTGGTGAACTTCCCCATTTTTTGTAAAGTAGTCATATCTAGATACAATATCTTGAAAATAAAACACGTTTTGCACGTCAAAATACTCAAAATATTTGATAAGATTAAAGTAGGCTGACTCAGAACCGTAACCCCCCATACCTAAGTTAACGATTTCGTTACCTGTAAATTGCGATACAAGGTATGGCCAAGTGTTTTCCCAGTACTGTCCTGCACCGTATGTATGGCTACACCCTAGAAAAAGGTCTACTTTTTTGTTTTTATCGGGTATCATTTCAAAATTCATACGAAACCCGGCAGAATTGAATACATACTCTACAGGTTTATCAACATATGGTTGAAATAATTCAGGCCACTTTTGATAGTGCTTATAAAATACCTCTTTTTTGTCGGTATTATACCATTCAAGTTTTATCACGCTAGTAAAATTTCCATGATAGACATATTAGGAGTAAATATATGTTAAACTCTGCCCAATCGTCTTCATCTTCTTTATCAATATATTGAAATCCTAATAGAGGTCCATGTGCTAGCCCTATAATTTTAAATTCCATATTATTAATATATGAAATATTTATATTAAAAACAAGTTTATGGTATGGGGATTTGGTGATAGTTTTACTCAAGGATGTTTTGAAGGAAATTACTTAGAAGAAAATTACCTTTCAATTATAGGTGCTTACCTTAATGAAGAGGTTTCTAATAAAGCAAGGTACGGTATGGCGTTTGAAGATATAAATGCCACTATCACAAAACATTTACAGTATATTAAGAAGGGGGATACGGTTATAGTGGGAGGAACTATTATTGATCGTATTATGTTCCCTGTGCCTTATAATCAAATAGCAGAGTACCACGGTACAGAACCGGAGGAAGGTTTTTCACTAACCGGAGTAAACTACACAACTCTAAGTTACTTTTTTGAAAGCTATGATATTGGTGTTGATAAAATGAAAAGTATGGGATTTGATTTTTCCCAAGCAGAATACAGTAGACTAATATATGACTATCAACATATGTTAAAGAATCCTCACTATAATGCGTATATAAGGTTTTATGATGATATGTTTAGGCATTGGGAAGCGTACTTTAAAACTATCTCTGTACCTTTTTATTGGTGGAAATATAACTGGTGGAAAGCTGCGCCTGAGGAAAATATAGGTAGCTGTGGACATTGGGATGAATCCTATCATAAAATCTTTGCAGATATTTTATTTACGTTTATGCAAAATAATAATTCCGGTTGTTTAGAAAATAGTACCTATATTTAATAATATTTATTTGTATGCAACCATTAGATAAAAATACTTTATTTTCAATCTTCGAACAAGGAGATGAAGAAATCTATAAAGAATACGGTATGGAAGGACAGCTCGACAATCCTTTCGTTCTTCTAGGTATGGTTATAAGAGGCTTAGAGAACTACCAACTAATGGATATGATGTATATGAAGAGATATCCTCAACACTACAAAGAGGTTCGAAATATTACAAAGTATAAGTACTACAATAAATTATACAGGTACCTCAATAGAATTGATAGTAAAGAGTTCAGCAGCGTATATAAGATAGGAGAATCTTTCGATTTGGTAAAGGTAATGTCTAGTCTAGAGGATATGCTAAGGTTCTATGAAGGAATAGAACAATATGAGAAATGTGCTGTTATAAAGAGATATCAAGATTTAGTTTATAATAAAGACGTAAATACAGTTGCTTAATTGACAAAGATTTCTTATATTTAAGTATAAAATAAAGGTTATAATGGCAATTAAAAGAATTACGGAAGAAGAGGCTCAAGATCTAATCAAAGTCTCTGAGGATCAGACAGGCTCGCCTGCTGTCTACTTTACATTAACCCCAGATACCGAGCAAGGCGATGGTTGGGATAAAGTAACTTACTACACTAATAGACCTAAGAAGATCCAGATACCACAAGGCATGACTGGCTGTCAATGGGTATATGTACTTACTAACCCTACAATGCCTGGTCTATGTAAGATAGGCTTTACTAAGAATAAACCTTCGGAGAGAGTCAAGCAGATAAATGCAGCTACGGGAGTCGCATTAGACTTCGTGGTGGAATGGGCTTTCCCTTGCTTTAACGCACACGATGTAGAGAAACAAGTACATAGATATCTAGAAGATAACGGCTTTAGAGTAAATAAATCAAAAGAGTTCTTTAATGTAACCGTTGATGAAGCTAAAGCTGTAGTAGAACGTATTGGTGAACCTTATAAAATGCAAGATAATGAAATCATTTAAAAGAGATACAAGAGCTAAACTATCTCATAACCCTACTGGAGAGTTATTTAAAGTACTTTCTAGATTATTAAAGATAAAAATCGCGTGGCGACTTCGCGCGTTTCGCGCGGCGGCGTGCCTATTAACCTTATCCTTAGCATCATGCACCCAAGAGCCGCTCTCCCCCGACACCTGCCCCGGCGGATGTGAAGCTGTTCAATTATGGAACTATCAAAAAGATGCAAACGGTATATATCATGTACCTTTAGATTGGACAGGAGAATACCTACCTTACTTCTTTATAGATATCGAAGCAACGGATGTTGATCCGTGGTGGCAGTATAATGGGGAGTCGGTACTAGAGGCTAGATTTGATAGTAATACTAGTTGGACTATAGGAGATAACTTAGTAATTGCGCAACCGTTTTATACGCCGTTTGGAAACTATACTTCTACAGGATTACCTTTACCGGCAGGTTGGACGGATATCAATCTTACACAATATGAAGGTGAAAAGGTTAATATTGCGCAACCTACAGGTTTAAGATTCAGTAAAAAGAATGGGACTTTAACAACAAGAAGGTACTTAGGTCCGTTTATTCCAGAAATGAAAGGTGATACTATAACGGTTTATATGAGAGTATTTTGGGATGCAGGTGATCATTCCGTACTAAAAGATCACTATGAGCAAAAATTTATTGTTGAATAGTTGCTTTTACGAAAAATTTTATATATCTTCAATATATGTTATATAGATATAATATAAAATATATAATAATATAAAGATATAAATATATAGATATATAAATATATATATAATTAATAATAAATATAAATAATAATAGGCTAACTATGTTATCGGCGGAAAAAATACAAAAGAATTACGAAAAACACCTTAAAATTATAGATACTTACATAGGAGACCGTAAGGATTCTATTAAGGCTATGATTTCTCACATGGAAGACATTTATGTGATGGCTCCTGCTAGTGGGAAAACGTGGTACCATAGTGCTTTTCCCGGTGGATACGTCGATCATGTTAATAGAGTAGTGGAATATGCGGTAAAGCAGTCAAGGTTATATCAAGAGATGGGTGGAACAGTAGATTACACCGATGAAGAGCTAGTCTTTGCCGCTTTATTCCATGATTTAGGTAAGATGGGTGATGGTGATCGTCCAAACTACATACCTCAAACTGATAAATGGCGTCAAGATAAGTTATCCGAGATGTATACTTACAATCCTGAGCTTGACTTTATGCTTATCCCAGACCGTTCACTGTTTATCTTACAGAAATTTGGTATAAAAGTTACTCAGAAAGAGTTTTTAGGTATTAGATTACATGATGGGGTGTTTGATAAGGCTAACGAAGCATACTTTTTTAGTAACGTAGAGTCTTCCAGACAGAAAACATCAATTATCTCAGTTCTACATACAGCAGACTTTTTAGCTTCTAAGGTAGAATACGATATGTGGAAAAGTAATGGTGGTTCAACTACTCCAAAAGCCCAAAAGACAGCTTCTTCTACAGGAAAACGAGTAAATTCCTCAGAAGGACTAACAAATATGTTAAAAAACCTATAAAATGTTGGTAACTATCATTATTTTATCTATATTAATTGTTATATTGCTGTTTGCAATACGCAATATTTTATTAAAAGTTGAAAAGTACGAGGATATTAGTACTAATCAGCAAGAATATCTGTTGAGAATCTCAGATTTTATAAAAGATTCTAAAATGCACCTACAGAAGCTTGATGAGAAAGGGGTCTTTCAAAGCGATGATGAGGTCGGTTATTTTTTTGAACAAATGAAAAACATACAAAAAGAGCTTGACCGGTACACGCTTGTAGAGAATTATGCCCAGAAAAAGAAGCAAAGCTAATTATTTCACTTCAGAGACAGAGGAATACATTGTTAAATATAATACTTCTACTGATCAAGAATATCGTAATAAGATATTTACCGATCACATATACCTACCTTTTTATAAGTTAGCAGAAAATATTATACACACCTTTAAATTTTACTATACAGATGTAGATAAAATTGAGGACTTAAAACACGAAATTGTATCTATTCTACTAGAAGAGAAGATCATGAAATTTGATCCAACTAATGGTGCAAAAGCGTATTCATACTTCGGTACCATTGTTAAAAGGTGGTTAATTAATTACAATAATAAAAACTTTAAAAAGTTAAAGCAAATTGGAAGCTTTGACGATGTTGAAGATGGTTACGAAGACGGAGGTATATACGTAGAACATAGCAAAGGTATTACATTATCTGACTTTGTAGACCGTTGGGTAGACTCAACTTATGAAGAATTGGAAGAAGTTTTCATAAAGGATAGCGAACAACAGATTGCCGATGCTGTTCTAACATTATTTAAAACTAGAAACGACCTAGATATTTTTAAAAAGAAAGCTCTCTATATCTATATTAGAGAGATCACAGATTGTGATACTCCTACACTAACAAAGGTTATTAATATTCTCAAAAACGACTTTAACAAGAGGTATTTAGCACTTCATGAACAAGGATTGATCTCAAATAAAATAAGGTAATCTATTTATAATAAAAATATATTATCATGAGTTTAGATAAAGAAATATTTAAAGGTAAAACTCTATCTGATCTATTCGGTGAAATCTACGATAATTCTAAAGAGACAAAAGGACAGGTGAAAGCTCTTATCGGAGAGTTAAAGCCCCTTATAGAAAACATTGGAGACGCTACTCTCATTGTTCCTATGATTAAGGAATATATGGAGATAGGTGTAAAGAATGACGAGCATTTAATTAAATTAGCGACGGTAATTCAAAGGATAGAAGCAATTCAAGCTAAAGGCGAAGGAGCTGGAGAATTTGATTTCTCTGACCTACAGGATTTGTTAGAAGAATCTGAAGCTTTAGATAAGCAGGTAGATGAAGTACAAAATAATGTAGACGAAGAGGATGTTTAGAACGTTTAATGCTGGTAAAGGACCTTCAGGAGGAGGCGCATCTAAATCGAGAGGAGCTCAGTTTGGTAGAGTTATCGATGTAATACTCGACGCTTTCCACCCGGACTATGATCAACAAGGAGGTTCTCAAGCACTAAACGGAATATTTTATAGAGAGTTAACAAAAGCTACAGATGAATCTGGAGAAACTCCTTTGAAGTTTGCCTATTGCGGTATTTCAGAATTTAAAAAAATACCTCTT